TTATTGATCGCGAAGAGTTCCGCGACATGTTGGTACAGGGTGAAATCCTGCCTACATCAGCTGAAGCGCAAGATCAATCGATAGAGGTACAGTAGGGGCATAACAGCTCTTATTCTCATGGGACTTCGTTTTGAAGAGATCAATCCTCCCAAAAAAGAGGGATCTTCAGCGTCTGCTGCGAAGAAAGAAACTAAAAAAGCTAAAAGCAGTAAAGTAGAAGAGTAAATTACTTTTCACAATGGAAGAACAAGTCATCCAGGAGACGCCCGTGGCGCCTTCTGAACAGCCCGTGGCTGAGACTGCGACTTCAACTCCCGCTGTAGACGTTTCAGCGTATGAGCAACAGATTCAAGCGTTAAAACTGCGTGCCAACGAAGCCGAGGAAAAGTTCCAAGGCGTCAAAGGCAAGCTTGATGATGTTTACAAAAAACAAGACGATCAACGCAGAAAAACGCTTGAAGACCAAGGCCAATGGAAAGACCTTTGGGAAGAAGCCAACAAGACCGCTCAAGATAAGCAACAACAAATTGCGGATCTAGAGCGTCAATTGCAAGAGCTTCGGGTTTCAAACGAAACTGCAGCGATGCAAACGTCTGCTTTGTCTGCAATTAGTCAGGCTGGAGCAATCAATGCTCAACAGATGCTGCAATTAGTGCAGAACGGTCTTAAGAAATCTGAAGATGGCAGCGTCAAAGTTCTTGACGGTGGCGTTGAGCAAGACCTAGGTGTTTACTTAGCCAAGCTAAAAAATCCTGGCTCTGGCTTTGAACATCACTTCAAGCCAAGCACTCAAGCTGGGATGGGAGCTAAGCCTTCAACAGGGACTGCAGGTGCTGCAGGCATCGCAAATCCTTGGCTAGAGGGTAGTATTAACTTAACAAAGCAAATGGCTTTGGATGCTTCCGACCCTGATCTTGCAGCTGTGCTCAGGAGAGAGGCCGGTAAGTAGTCCCAGTGGGACACCATCTCAAGTCCGTGACTTGAACCTCCGCAAACATTATCCCTGAATAAGAAATGGCTGCTCCATTTCAGAATTATTCCGGCGGTGTCCTACTAGCGGACATCGTCAAGAGGAATAATCTCAGCACTTATGTGTCTGAGGCCATCAAAGAGCGCAGCTTGTTTATCAAGTCTGGCGCTGTTGTCCGTAACTCACTGCTTGATTCCCGCTCCGGCGGTACTCGCATTCAAGTTCCTGAGTTCAATCCTGTATCTCCAACAGAAGAAATTCTGGACGGAACAGCAACTTGGGGTACCGGCTCTGCTGGTTTCCTGACGCCACAAAAAATTGGCACTGGCACCCAGATTGCAACCATCTGCCATCGCGGTTTCGCGTATGCCGTAGATGACATTGCAGTTTTGGCTGCTGGTGAAGATCCAATGCTTCACATCCGCAATCAGTTGGCTGATGCAATCAACAAGCTGAACAGCGGACGCCTGTTCTCACAGCTTGCTGGTTTGTTCGGCACTGCTCTTTCTGCCAACGCACTGGACAAAGGCAAGGCTGCTGCTTCTGGCGCAACCGAAGCCAACTTCCTTAGTGCAACCATGGTTGCTGAAGCACGCTCCAAGCTTGGAGAACGTGGTGAAGAGTTGGACACTCTGATTGTTCACCCTTCCGTTGCTTACTACCTGTATCAGGTAGGAATGCTGACCTTCTCTACTTCAGCACTCGCCACTTCTGGCTCAGTGACTTGGGGTGGTGGTGGCGTAGGCATTGGCGCTCGCGAAGTCGGTGAGTTCGCAGGAATGCGAGTTGTTACTGACACTGCAGTGAACACTGTTGCCCCTGGCACTGGTGGTCATCAACGTGAGTTCTATTGCTACCTGATTAAGTCAGGCACCATCCTTGAAGGTGTGCAGCAGGAGCTTCGGATTGAAGCTGATCGCAACATCCTCTCGAAGCAAGATGTGCTTTCTGTGGATTACCACAGCACCTATCACGTGATGGGTACTAAGTGGTCTGACGCTGGTGACAACCCCACCAACGCTCATCTGGCTACCGCTAACAAGTGGGCCGCCACCTATGACATCGACCTGATCCCTATGGTTCAGTTGACTGTCAACTCTCCGCTGGATACCAGCACCATCTGATCTTGATCAGAGCAAAGGCCCTACCATTAGGTGGGGCCACCTTATTATTGCCTTATGGCTGCCACGATCAACGCCACACTCAAAAGCGCAACAGCCAACAGCTTTGTGACGTTGGCAGAAGCGGACGCGTATTTTGAAACCGTTCCAAGCTCGACGCAGTGGGACAACAAACAAGACGACAACAAAAATCGTGCTTTGATTTCAGCTACAAGCTGGATCGACACATTGAATTTCTATGGTGATCGTTGCGATTCAAGCCAAGCCTTAAGTTGGCCCCGCAATAATTATCATGTCGATCGGGTAGAGCTGACCTGTTCGGCAATCCCAAACGCAATTAAAAAAGCTACATATCTATTAGCGTTTGAACTGGCTAATGACACGGACGCGATTACAGGGACTACCGGCGATAAGGGGTTATACGAAGAAGTCGAACTTGGAGACCTCAAGGTCAAGTACAACACTGCTAGCCAAGCTACTGGAACTGTCAATAACGTATTCGACGTTTACCCTTGGCTGCAGTCTTATCTTGGTGCTTATTGTCTTGGAGGTTCTGGCTCTTATCAAGTTCGTATGGTGAGGGGTTGAGATGTCACTTGTAGACAGCACTTTTAAGTCAATTCCCAAAGATCTATTGGACGAATGGGGTCAAGACATCACGCTTGTCAAAACGACAACGCCACGCACTTACGATCCAGCAACAGGTGCTGTGACTGGTGCGGACACATCAGTTGTGTTGAAGGGTTTGATTTCTAATGTTTCAGCGAGAGAAAACGACGGTCTTTATCAAACAACTGACATCAAGATAATTATTGGTGGGGACGAGTTGGGTTCTTACTATCCAACTGAGGCCGACCGCATTCAGTATTCACAAGCTGGTGTGACAAGAGAAGCCAAGATTTTAAATGTGTTGAGTCTCCGGGGTGAGGATCCTTTGCTCCACACAATTGTTGCGAGGCCGCAGTAATGTCCGCAAGACGCAGAGAGATAGGTCAGTTACCCAACGATATTCGCGAGTTAATTAATGAAGTGACTCGCGTTGCTGCGGTCAACATAATGAATGACCTTGCGGAGGCTGGACCTGAGTGGAGTGGCGAGTTCCAAGACAGTTGGGTTGCTGTCCCTTTCGGTAAAGCAGCTTCAGGGTCTACTGGTGGCGGTTATCCATACAGTTCGAATGATGTTCCAAAGCTTTCCACGTCAATCAAGGAGACAGCAAGGGTCAAAAAATTTGAAATTATAAATACTCAACCGTATGCTGAATATGCGCTTGATTTGAAGGAAGGTCTGTTTAAAGGTATTGGAAACCCAGCGGGAGATGTCGTTAAGACCGGTTCTCGTCCCACGCCTGGGCGTCGTGGTGATGTATCTGGGGATGGAGGGGCTAGAAGCACAGCACCTCTGGACTGGTACACCAGCTATTTAAATGGAGGTGGAATGGCAAAAGCATTGCAAGACGGCGTAACCTTTGGCTTTAGGAGTAGGCGATGAGATACCAAGCTATTCGTGCTGTAATCGAATCCCCATTACAGACAGCATTCGGAGCACTAAGTCCTGCAGTGCCTGTGTTTTTTGACGGTATTACGGCAGCGCCTGCAAACGCAACTACTGAATACGTTCGAGTGAACGTTACGTTTGGTCTAACAACAGAAGTGACGCTGACTAGCAATCTTGACTTTGTTCGCGGCAGTGTAGTTATTCGCGTCTATAGCGAAAAAGGAAAAGGGCCTGCCAGAAATCAAACTTTGTTGAATACTGCAGTAACAACTTTGACGGGGTTGTCTGCTTCAACGCGAGATAGTTCAGGTATTTATCTGCGTCCCGGTGCGATCAATGGACCAACATTCTCAGCAACTGAAACAAGTCCCCATTTTGTGGGACGGATTGATGCGTCATTTACAGCAGAGGACCAAGATTAGATGTTTTGTTCTTCGCACGCTAAGCTGTATGAGTCCGGGTTTCGCCCGTAAGTCCACCATTCTCAGTACCACGAATGGCTACCGTCCTTTCGGGCACCTCTGGAGCCCTTTATTACAAGCCAGCTGGCACATCTGGAACCTTTAAGGCTGCAGATGTAACTAGCGGCAGCGACACGATCAAAGTTGGAACGTTTCTGAACTTCAAAGTAAACGACAAAGTTTCGTTTACTACTGGCGGGGGCACGCTCCCCGGTGGTTTAGCTGAAGGAACTCCTGTTTTCATTAAGACCTACACCGCTTCTACTGGGGCAGCAACGTTTTCTGCAACAGCAGGCGGTACTGTTCTCACCCTGTCAAACGACGGGACTGACGGTACCAGCGCCTTCACAGTTAAGTTCACTGAGTTCCAAGCGGTCGCAAACGTGCGCTCTTGGAACTTTGAAGTAACCCGTGAAGAAATCGATGTAACAACCATCGGTGGCACGCTGGGCCAAAACGCACCATTCCGAACCTTTATCTCTGGTTTTGCGGATGGTACAGGTTCAGCTGAGGTTTACTTCACTGATGACGACACCGGTATTTCGGCTCGTTTGATTGAAGACGTTACGCAGCGCAACCAAGCTGGTGCAACATTCAAGCTGTATATGGATGCAATTGTTTCAGCTGGTACGCCAGACGATGCAGCCAGCCGTTCCATTTCAATGGAAGCGGTGCTGACTTCTGCAAGTTATTCAGTTACTCCTGACGATGCACAGGCAGTATCAATTAACTTCCGTCCAACTGCAGCTCCTACATTCGACTTCGCTAAGAGCTAATAGTCGATTGATGATAAAGAGGCCCCTGACATTGTTAGGGGCTTTTTTAGTGCTAGTGTAGTAAGACAATTAGTTGTAACTCATGGCATTACGCGCCATTGACCGTCTCAAAAAAGCCGCAAATTTAGAAGCAACAAAAAGAGTCGTTACTCTTTCAGACGACAGCAAGTTTGAGATGTGGGTTACGCCATTGACGATGGCAGAACGTGAGCGTGCTCAAAAACGTGCTGGATCGGATGACGCCAATGCGTTTGCGTTGCAGCTTTTAATTACGAAAGCTAAGGACGAGGTGGGAGAGTCTTTGTTCTTGGCTGGCGAAGTTGATGTGCTTAAAAACGAGGTGAAGGATAAGGATTTGCAGGCTTTGATGCTGGCAATTTTGACTGACGACGAAGAAGAAGAGGCAATCGACCCAAAATCCTAGGAGCCGAGCTTCGGAAGGATAACTGGCTCATGCTGCAATTTGGCATTGCCAAAGAGCTTGGCATGAGCTTGTCGGAGCTACGGTCAACGATGACAGCAGAAGAGGTTTTGGGTTGGAGCGCGTATTTTAAAATTTTGAACGAAGAGCAGGAGAAGGAATTAGCAAAGGCCCGTAGGCGCAGGTAGAGTGTTGAAATTAGCGTTATCGGTTTTCTGTGGCTTCTTACTCGGGGACTATTGACCTACGGGTAACGGGCAATGCTGAAGAAAAATCCAAGCAGATAGAGCGCAATGTTGCAGAAATTAAAAAACTTGCGAGAAGCCTTAAACCTATACCAAACCTTTTTGACAATAGAACTCAAGATAAAGGCTTAAGAGAAGCGAAAAAAGAGCTAAAGAGTCTTGTAGAACAGTATGGCAAAGGCGCTGGGACTGGAAACAGGTTTTCTAATACTATTGCGGGCCTAAACAGCCAATTGAATGCTTTTAAACGAGTTCTTGGAAATGTAAATATTGGGAGCGATGAGTTTGTTCAATCTCTTACAGCTTCTGAAAAAGTTTCTCGGCGTCTGTCTAGGGCTGAAGCGGAACGGCTTTCTGTTCTCAATAAAATAAACACTGCAAATACTGCTGGCCGTGCCGGTTCGGTAAAAGAAACTCTTGATCTAGGTAAAATTATTCCTAAATCTGTTGCTGGGCTGGAGTTTTACCAGCAGCAGCTTCAAGACACTTTAAGAACGGTAAATATTGGGTCTAGTGATTATCGCGAGTTAGCCGCTGCAATAGCGTCTGTAAACCAACAGCTTTCAGTCGCGCAAGGCAGTGGCAGAATCCAGGGCCCTGCTCTGCCTCCAGGTTTTAACGAAAGAGGTCGGATTCCGTCTGGAGGAGGTCGCAGAGGTAATAGGGGGCAAGACATCCTTACAGGTGCTGGCTTTCCGTTGCTATTTGGTGGTGGACCTGTCCAAGCATTGGCAGGTGGCATCGGTGGAGCGGTAGGTGGCTTAGGTGGATCAATTGCTGCTAGCGCGATTTCTGCACAAGTTGAACAAGTTGTAAAAGCATCTGCCGAGCTTGGCCAAGCTTTAAATCCACTAACTCTTGACCTTGAGCGCGTTGCAGAGGCTAGTGGCTTTGCTGGCACGGAGACTCAACAATTTCTGCAAAAAATTGAAAAATACGCTGAAGCGACGGAAGCTGCTCGATTGGCTACTGCATTGCTGGAGACAAAAGTTGGTAAAGGCGGCGTAAAAGCCTTGAAAGATTTTGGCGAAAGCGCAGTAACGTTAGGCAACAATTTAAGTGTGATTTTTTCTCAAGTCTTAGCAAATATCGCTAAAGCAGCTGGACCTTTGCTTGGGAAGTTGGCTGAATTTGCGGGAGAGCAAGCAGATGTTAGTGCATTCTTGGCAAGAGGCCCTGGGACAAGCCAAGAGAAATTAGCTCAGGACGTTTTGACAACTGGCCTTGGCAAAACCGGCACAGGCGGCTTAGGTGTGGGTACAGCCGGAGCAGGCGGAATAAAACAAAGAGCTAGAACCTTATTAGGCCCAGATGCTGATCTAAGCGATGAGGGTCTTAGAAAGTTTGCGTTAGAAACGGCCCAAAGTTCTCAAAGAAGAGTCGAGCAACCGGTTCTCCAAGAGATTAAAACACTTGCTGGAACGTTAGGCCCAGAAGAAAAAACCAAAAAAGGTTCAAAAGGTCGAGAAAGCAGGCTGCCACAACTGCAAGCTGAGGTCAAACTTCAGGAGCGTTTAGCGGTGCTAAGCAGACAAGTTGTTAAGGCCAAAGAAGAAGAAAACCCTGTACGTGAAGCAGCATTGAATATGGAAATTGCTCTTGAAAAACAAGCTACAGCAATTGCAAAAATAAACCTTAAAAAGATACCTGCTGCTGAAAAAACAGAAGAAATAAAAAAAGTTGAATTAGCGACTGATAAACAAATTTTTGGTATTCAAGATAAACTCGACGCCAGCAAAGCTGCACAGGCAAAAAAAGCTGCAGAAACTTTAAAAGGCTTACAAGATGAGCAGGACT